TTAACTTTTAAACCTTTAGACTTTAAAACTTTTTCCAAATATTTATTCCTAACTTGGTAGCTTCCTGATAAAGTTTTATGAGTATAGCAATTAGCCCTATAAGGCTCAATAGAAGGGGAAGTGCCACTACATATAATCCCACTACTAGCATTAGGAGCAATAGCCATGAGATTAGCATTTCGCTTACCTGAACCATGTATGTCAGGAGCTTCGCCCCTTTCACTAGCCAACTCTTTAGTAGCTTGAGTGGCTCTAGATTTGATAAAGGTGAATGCCTTATGATTAAAACCAGTTGCGTATATTCCCTCGAAAGGTATGTTCCTAGATTGGAGATACGCATGAAAGCCCATCGCACCCAAGCCGAGACTTCTTTCTCTATATGCCGAATAGGCAGATTTAGTATATCCTTCTTTACCTTCTCTAACATACTTTTGAAATCTTTTAAAATTTGCACTATATTCTCCTAGTTGTGTTGTATCTATAGCATTGTCAATGTAATGTTGTAATACATTATCAAGCATAGTTATTAAGTCTTGTATAAAGTTACTGTCCTTTGACCAACTATCAAAGTGTTCTAAGTTTACTGAAGATAAACAACATACTGCTGTTCTTTCTTCGTTAGTAGGTAGTGTAATCTCTGAACATAAGTTACTTTGTTTTATACTTAGTCCTAAATCTTTTTGTTCTTTAGGTAAAGCATTGTTACATGTATCAATGTTTATCATGTAAGGCTCTCCTGTCTCTGCCCTAGCATGTATTATCTGCCACCATAAATCTCTAGCATTTACTATCTTAACAGCTTCGTTAGTCTTGGGGTCAATTAATCTCCAGTCTTCATCTTGTTCAACAGCATTTAAAAATGCATTAGTTATGTTAATTCCATTATGTAAATTAAGATTCTTTCTGTTTATATCTCCACCGGATTCTTTACGCATGTTTATAAACTCTTCTATCTCTGGGTGGCTTATGTCCATGTAAGCAGCATAGCTTCCTCTTCTTGTAGTGCCTTGATTAAAGGCTAACATCTGAGAATCAACTACATGCATGAAAGGTATTGAACCAGTAGACTTACTACCGTGAGCAGTAGAAATACCGTTGCTTCTAATGTCGCCCCAATATCCACCGATACCTCCGCCTGAACTCGCCAACCATATGTTCTCGTCATAATGAGAAGATAACCCAGTCCTACTATCAGGTACATAATTGAGAAAACAGCTGATAGGAAGACCCCTAGTTGTACCCCCATTACTAAGTATAGGAGTGCTGAACATGAACCAACGGTGGGAACAGTAATCATAAAGTCTTTGAGCAAGTTCAAAATCAGTTTCACCTTTGAAGGTGGCTCCGAATACGGAGGCTCTTGCGAATGCTTCTTGTGCATGTGTTTCATTCTCCCAAAAGTATCTATCTTTTAATGTGTCTATACTAAATTTATCAAATGTTTTTTCTCTATCATAATCTATATCAATACCTAGATAAGGTTTCTTCCCTACTTTATCTTCAATCATTCTTCTTCCTGTAAATGTAATGTTATTATAGCATAGTGTATTATCTTTAATAGTTCTGCTTTCTTGTTATCTTTCTTACCATATCTCATGGCATACTTCATTATGTTTCCAACACAAAAACTTTCTCCGTGTCCGGCATCTATAATCATATCAGTTGCTTGGTACTTACCATTACCATAATGAGCATCATAAGTTTTATCTATGTAAGTTTTTATTTCTGTTAAAGTTTTATCCTCACTAAACTTATATGTCATCTCCAATCCTTAGGTAATGTTTCTTCGCTATACCATTTAAAGTTATTTGTCTCTGCCCATTCAGCATGAGTTCTTTTAGTTCCGTCTTTTCTTTTCTTAGCCTGTGGCATAGGAGCATAAGGCTTTTGAAATAAAAAGACTAACTCAAATTCTCCTACTTGTTCTTTTAAAGATTCTCTTATCCAAATATATTTACTATACTCAGCATAGTCCCAGAACCTACCTTTAGCTTCTAGTAATATTGTTTGACCATTAATAACCTTTATAAAATCTGGCTCATATTTATGTTCAACAACGTAATCTATATATTCTTTATGATGTTGCCAACTCTTTAAAAAGGACTGATGTATTTCATATTCCCATCTACTGTCATACCCTTTAGGTACATTAACTTTTTTAGGTCTGGGTTTTCTAGGTACTCTTCTAGGCATTTAATTCTTCTAAGGTTGCGTTAGGATTTCTCTTAACTTTTTTAATAAACCACCTTAGACTGTATGCACTTAACATAAATTTATTGTTAGCAAAGATATGTGTTTGCTCTGGTAAAAATTCATGTAAGTTTTTTTTAGTAATTTTATTAGCATCTTCACCTTCAGGAACCATAGTTCTAATCCAATCTATAAGTAAAGTTTCTGCTTTGCGTCTTAGTTGTTTAGACTTTCTTTGGTTCATAATCTTTTACAAGTTTCCAATAATTTAAAATACTATTAAACATTTCTTTATGTTTGTTTTGAGATTCTTTATCCCATATATGACAAGCTATTAGTTCATTGTCTTCTCTATCAACAAAGATAGATACTCTTTCAACATCATCATAACCACAACCTTGTGCGTAAGCAGACAACTGCATACCGTGTTCATCATATACTAACTTAGATGGGTCTTTACCTTTTAGGTTATCTTTAGTTTTAAAGTCTACAAAGATACCGGACTTAGAATATAAATCTATTTTACCACCATAACCTAAATCAGCACAGAAAGAATCCTCTGCTATCCATTCTTCATTAGGAAAATTTTTATCTAACCAAGCTTGAATAATTTTATAAGTTTTACTAGTGCCTTCACCTAAGAAACCACGTTCAATCATAGCATGAATCTTAGTACCTTTCTTTGCAGCTTCTTGTCCTATTCTTTTAGAGTCTTGCTTACATCTGTATGCAAACTCTTCAATAGTTTCTAAAGAATCTTTTTCTAAAGTAAGAGCAGAGTTAAGTGCTTGATTGATTTTCCAATTCTCTAGTTGAGGCTTGGCTATCATACTAAGAATAGTAGTTACAGAAGGTACTAGCTGTTCTTTTCTTGCATCTCTAAGAGTAGTGTTTCTTTCTTTACCATTAGCACCAACGATAGTATACATTGGTTCGCCTTCTTGCGTGTACCAATGACCAGATTCCGACTTAAATTTATTAGCCGACAGTTTATTATATACTTCTTGAGAGGAAGTGTCAAGTGTTTCTTTATTTTTTTTCATCTTCTGAGTCCTTAAATGCTTTTATTACATCTGATGAGAATAATTTCTGTAAATTTACAAGGAACATTTTACTTGCGTTATGGTCTCCACCTGATACAGTTTTAAAACTATCAAGTTCATCAACAATAGTTTTAAGAACATCTGTTTTAAATACAAGAGTACAAAACTCATTGTCTCCTACGCATAAGTTATGAAACCAATAGTCTGATTCAGTTGCTCTGATACCAGATGGTTTGTTCCAACACTCATACTCTATACATATGTTACCTGTCTTCATCCACATTCCACGTTCTGATTTAACTTCTATCTTCTTACCAGTTAGCATATCTTTTATTTTATCTTCCCTTATCTCACCATATGATAAATCAAGGTCAAATTTCTTTTGGTCTTTTTTATTTGGTTTCATATTTTCCTTATTAATTATTTATTATACTTTGTCATGTCGTTTAAATCATAAACATTATCTTTAAAAAACCTTACTAAAAAATCTTCTATACCATTTGATTTATAGTAAATTGGATTATAACTTCCATCAGAATTAAGACTTCTCCATTCTTTTGTTTCTATGTGATAGTCGTAAACATACCTTCTTTTAATACCCTTACCATCAAACCTAGGTATAGCTCTGGTTGTTAAGGTGATTACGTTATCTTTTGTTTCGTAATCTATTTTAAATTTATTTAAAATGTCTTCAACAGTTTTAACATTTTCTTTAGTGGGTTTCACTCCAGTTATCTCCTATCTTGTATTCGCCATCCAACGGACAACGAAGATTAAAATGTGTTCCTGCTTTTATTATACTATCTA